CCTCGGCTTGCGCCGTAAGGCTAATAGCCCAACTGACTAGTGGCTAGCTGTCGTCACGTCGAGAGACGTTCCACAGCATCACGTACTTATTGACGATGTCTACCAGTCTATTCGTGGACGCGGTTAGGTCGTTGTGACCCTCATGGAAAACCTGAGGGTAACTCTGATCAGGGTACACCCAGTAGAAGTTATTGGGGAAGTGCCTGGGTCGGGATTTAAGGACCTCCAACCAGATTGACCCATTGGTCTTTGCTTCTTGATCTGCCGCCTCATCCGGAAAAACAGGTGATGGGCCTGAAGAAAACAGTCCATCTATGACACGTTGTAAGAACGTTGGTCCCTGTTCCATTAAAGCACAAGCTATGTCGCGAACCGAAAGGAGGGATTGTCCTCGCGATAATAAACGCAATCTGTCTGAGCGATAAAGCTCGTTCAGATACGCGTTTAACGGGTGCTCTCGTAAGGCTTTAACCCCCACATCATTGATGATGGAGTCTTCACTGATCGCAGCCTGTCGTGCTTCTAACTTCATGACGTTCCTGATCTTTGTTGCAAGGAAGAGCAACCAAGGATGAATCTCAGAAACGTCACCCACCGTGAGGGTATCACGAAGGGACTTATTGCTATCTAACCCTACCCCGCCGAGTTCGGTGGGGACGGTAAGTACGTATTCGAGTATGCGTGCTTTAGCAGGGTGATACTCATGGATGAACCGGGTCGCGCTTTGCTTGCGCAGGTGCCACCCATCACCCCAGCACAACTCATGTAACAACGGTACCATCAATCTCCAGTCTTTAATCGCGGAAAGGACCCTATGGGGTCTAACCGGATTAAGAGGCCGTCCTTTGTAGACGATAATCTTCGCGAACTCGGAAACAGGTGGTGAACCTGTTTTACCACCCGAGACGTGAGATTTAGCGCGGTTGACCTGCATCCCAAGCGTTTTCACAGTCGCATAATAGCAATCTGCTACTGACTTGGACGCAATGACTATGTCATCTCCGCAGATGCAGTATCTTTTGAAAGGAGTGTAGACTTTATCTCTACCGCGAGCCTTCCAGGCACAATACTGGACGAGCAGGTGATGGGTCAGGGCCATTAATGGCCATGACCCGTAGGCGCCTAAGGGCTGTCCTACGGTCCAACGGACCTTCACTACGCGACGAGACTGGGGGAACTTAACAACCCAATCCCTGTCGGTCATGACTAGCCGTACATGTTCAGCGAGCGAAACACCAAATCGCTCTTGTAATACAGGTAATTGCATCTCTACCGGAAACCTGTCTGTGCAAGACGTCTGGTCGAATGAGTATACTGTTCTTCCTTCAGTCTGCCATTGAATGATCTCAGGAATTGATGATCGTTGGTCAAAAGTACAATCTGTTGGTATAGCCCTAAGGCAGTTCATCAACCAATTGTGGATCGGCTGCAACACTTCTTGTGTGAAGTAGTCCGGTGAAGCAATGATCCTGACCTTACCGCTTTTCTCAGGTTTGAAAGATAGCTTTCCAGAATTGAACATATGGCGTATTACGTTAATGTCCTCCTCTGAATAGCTGCCAGAACTCTGGTTTGTAGCCTCCCAGAAACCTTGGAGGCAGTCCTGGTAGAAGTCTTCGATGGAAACCGGTAGAAACCAGGCCGGATTCCATCCTATAACGTTGGCCGCGATGTCTTCAGACAAGCCATAGATGGCATCAGCTAATAACTGACCATCTTCAGTGGTTTCGTTAAAGACTGCTATAATGTCGCGATGAGCACTTTCCGTGCGGGGACCGTTAGGCCCCGACTTACGAGAGTAAGAAGAATACGTTGCGTTGTTGTGTTTATCCTTCTTCCCCCCTATCTGCAGCGACGCCTGGAAAGCTTTAACGAACGGTGTGCGATGGTTCGACTGGACGAAGTTCGAGACGAACTTTCTGAAGGTGTCAATCTCTCTCCTCGCTTTTGGAGACAGTGCGGCCC